AATTAATATAGCTGTACCATTTTCTAAGAATATGGTTGCTGTTATACAGTCGATGATTTCAATGTTGCCAGAAGCAGTCAAGGCCTGGGCTAGTCAATATATACCTGAACATGTGTTCTATATGAAACTTACTACTCAGTATGCTGAGGTCATTAATCGGATTGACATCTTTTTAACTTATGATGTCGATAAGATTTATTTTGATCGTAATCTTAGCAAGGAGATAGTTGTTTTGTATAACCGTGCTCATGAACTGGTTCGTGATATGGCTCCTTTCATACGTGATGTATCAGGTGAGTTTTCTCTTTTGCGTGAACAACTACGCAAGTTTGATAAGTTGTATGAATCTGTTCAATCTATCATGAAGTGTGGTGTGATTCGTGAATGCCCATTTAGTTTGACTATATCTGGTGATTCTCAGATTGGTAAGTCCACATTATCTGCGGCTGTTGCTAAATACATGTTTCCTGAAGCACCTGCTGATCGTGTTAGATACGTTATACCTACTGATCCTGATGAGTTTTGGAGTGGGTATTCACCACTACATTGTGTCACTGCTGAAGATGATGCAGATCAAGATGCTGAATATAAGAATGCTTTACAGTTGTTTTCTATTGTAACTAATGCACCGTATCAACCACCAATGGCATCAGTTGATGACAAATCTATAGGTGTTAAGGGCACCCCATATCATTCTAAAATGCATATACGATGTACTAATAACCCTTATCCTAAGCCATTAGTTAAGATTTTGACACTAGAAGCTTATTGGCGTCGTAGACATATGCTTGTTAAAGCCGTTGTTAAGGATGATTATCGAGTTGACGGTAAAGTACAATATTCTCCTGTTTTTAAACATTTGGAATTTTGGATGATGGATCCTGTTGTTGAAGGTGCTGCACCAGTTAAAATAGGAGATTTTATAGATTTTATGAGAGTGTTGAAAGAGGCTTATGATAAACATGCTGCTAATGAACATGCTGTGGTTAGTATGATGACATCTAATTCAGAGGCTTTCCATGAACAAATTGCTGCATCTTATAATGTTGATGCTGCTTTTGTTGATGCTCAAGGTCGCTTGACAGATTTCATGAATGATATGCAATTGAAAGCTGTTACTTCTGCTACAGGTACCTATAATGTTTTGAAGAATTATCTCGAAGCGCACCCTATTGTCAGCAAGGTCCTTAAATTGTGCGCCATAGTTGCTGGCATAAGTACTGCTGCACTCGGAATGGTTTCTTTGTATTCGGCTATGTTTATCAATGCTACTGCTGAAGCCATTCCCTCGGGTGATATGCGTACTAGTAAGTTCCGACGTGTTAAGCGCCCTGCTTATTCTGAGGGAACTACAGATCCATCTGCTGAGAGTTTGGTTTTGGATGTAGTTCGTGGGCGCCAGTGTGTCTGTCAGTTGTATGATCGTAGAACATCTAAGATGAATCAAATGACAGGTTTGTTTATTGGTGGTCGTTATGTATTGTTTCCGTATCATTTGTTTGTTGCTGCTGATGGTCAATTGATGGAGCCTAACTCACGAATGGTTCTTACGACGGATCAAGCTGTTTTTGAACAGATGTTTGAGACTAAGCGTTTGACGCAATTGTTTGCCAAGGATGGTTCACGTAAGGATTGTTGTATTTATGAGTGTACTTTGCAGGTTAGAGCTTTTAAGGATATTAGACAGCATTTTGTGTGTGATAATGAACTAACGGCTATACCTAATTGGTGTGAAGCTAGTATTAATAAATTTTCAGATTTTTCTTTTGAGCGTCAATTAATTAATATTAATCCAATTACCCAACAGAAGTATAATGTGACTGGACTAAACGAGCCATATACTTTGTATAAAGGTTTCCAATATGATGCTATAACAACTAGTGGTGACTGTGGTTCTATTATCGTGTTGTATAATACTAAAGTACGTGGTAAAATCCTTGGGCTTCATGTCGCTGGTGATCGCAATCGACATCATGGTTATTGTGAACTTGTTACATCTGAAATACTCAAGCCATTTGTCCCACGCGTGCAACCTCAGTCACGTCCTACTACTTGTGATGATGATCCTGCTATCATACTACCCGAAGGTAATTATACTTATTATGGTTCTGTTCCTGCTGGAGCCGCTGTTTATCCTGTTACTAAAACAGAAATTAAGCCTTCGTGTATTCATGGCGTGATTTCAAATCCAACGACACATCCTGTTGATATGAATAAGAGGGATTACCCAGAAGTTATATCACGATTCTTTCACACTACACAGCCCATCAATCCAGCTATCAAAGAGGTTCTTTTGCAAGATGCATATGATAATGTTGATGCTCTGGATGGGTTTAGAATGGGTGTTGTCACTGAATATGTGGCTATCAATGGTGATTCTAAGTATCCATATTGTGAGAGACTTAATATGTCAACGTCTCCTGGTCTTCCTTATAAGAAAATGAAGGCCGGTAAAGGTAAGGCTATGTTTTTCCTACAAGATGATGCTGGAAATTATGTTGTCAATGATATATATTTGAGAACAGCTATTGACAACCGTATAATGATGGCACAACAAGGTTTGTCAGCTCCTTCAATATGGATGGATATTCCCAAGGATGAGCGTCGTAAGCCTGGTAAGAAAGTTCGTATGATTATTACACCACCGCTCGATTATCAGATTGTTTTTAGAATGTACTTTTTGGATTACATTGTTGCATCATATAATTCACGTTTAAAGAATCATTCTGCTGTTGGTATTAATCCCTACAGTTTGGATTGGACTGATTTAATGCACAAGCTACAGAAGAACTCAGATGTTGGAGGTGATGGAGATCATACCGCTATGGATGGTAATATGCTTAATGATTTTATGGAGATTGAAATTGATTCTATAAATCATTTCTATCGATATGAGGCTAATCATGATGTTGCTAGTCGTGTGCGTGAAGTTTTATGGAACGAGTTAGTACATACTCCCACGCAGTGTATGAATGTTGCTTATTGTGTACACTGTGGTAATCCATCTGGTTGTAACTGTACCACTATTATCAATACAAATGCTTGTGATAGATATTATAAGCTGGCTTGGCTTGGTTTAGCACCTATGGAATTGCGATCAATGAAGTCTTTCTATGATGCAGTGTGTGTTGTGGCTTATGGTGATGATTCAATTGTTTCTATAAAGCGTGAGGTTTTATCATGGTATAACTTTAGAACTATTTCACAACATTTGCTTGATTTGTATGGTATTAAATTTACAATGGCTGATAAATCTGGCGAGATTTTGGAAAGCAAGCCCGTTACAGATTGTATTTTCCTCAAGAATGGTTTCAGACGTGATGGTATGATATATCATGCTATAATGGATGAAGGAACGCTTAGAGAGATGGTTAATTGGATTCGGGACAGTGATGATGATTATGCCGCCAGTGTAGTTAATGCTAATATGGCACTAATGATGTGGTACCACTATGGTATTGAACGCTTTACTACAGAGCGTAATTTGTTACACTCTGCATTGGTTGAGGCTGGTAAAAATCATGGTGATATTCCACATTTATTGACCTGGGATTATTTGGATATGTGTTTTGTTACTGATCGAAATCCTATTGCTACTAATGATGTTCCTATTATTGAGACTAATACAAAAATTGTTGAGACTGTTACTAACCTTCCTCAAGTAGAACCTAAGAAGGGTATATTCTCTTCTTTATTCCGTAGTAGTAATACTACTACTGTAGAATCTGAAGGTGGACGTACATTTGTTCGTCTTGCTAATTTTAAATGGAGGAAGATGCAGCCAGATATTAAATTACCATTGCAAGATGCCTATACAGCTGGAAAATGGATTTATTTGCATTGCTGGAGCACAGATCCTGAGTTATCTGAACATATGGATGAGTTTGTGGATATGTGGCTTGTTGCTGTTGAAATGGCTAAGTCTAATACAGACTATCAGAATGATGGAAAATCTATTAATGCTCCTGATGGTTATTTGTCTGTTAATTACTTACTTACTATTATGCAATATGGCTTCTTATTAGATGTTGTTGAGGAACCTGATATGGATGAGTTTACCACACAGTACTATGTTGATATTCCAAATAGTGATATGAAGAAAGTTGTTGATGATATTGCTATGGAGCGTGACTTGCCAGGCATTTTTAAGGGTGCTCAGATTAAAATGCGTAATGGTATTAGGCTAGGTATGTTGGGTGCTACATTGTATGGTGGTTACCGACTTACTAAGTACTTATGTTCATTGTTTCCTAGTCAAACTGCTCCTCTTATGAACACCATTATTGAAGGGAATGAGGAGGTGGCTGTTGCGCAAGGTGGAGATAAAGATGCAGGTGTTCCAACAGCTGGTGAGGCCGATGAGGCCAATGTTAAGGAAGAGACTAATGTTGCTGGTGCTGTTACTTTTATAGAGCAGAAACCAAGTATTGATGTTAGTAAGGCTATTAGTCCTCGTGACTCAGAGAATTTGATGTTTGGAGCATGGAGTATACAACGTATTTTTGGTAAACCACAGCGATTGGGTACATATGCATTTACTACGACATCATTACAAGGAGATGTTTTGAAGGAGTTTAAATTGCCACAGGTTTTGAATAGTGTTGCTGTTTGGGCTCCTGTTATGTCAGCTTTTACATTCATGAAGTATAGACCTGTGTTTCGTGTGCAGATTAATGGTAACAAATTTGCTGCTGGACGGTTGATGGCTTTTATAAGACCTTATAGTATTGATACGACAGCTTTTTATCCTGAGGGAAATAAGAATATATCTGGATATACAGGTTTTGATCATGTTTTTCTGGATGCATCAAGCAATGATACAGTGACGATAACTGCACCATGGGTTATGCCTTATGAGTGGATGAATATAACAGACTATAATGCTACAGTTCCACGTGTGTCTAATCGCTATACACATAGTAATATATCATCTTACTTTAGTGATTGCTCACATGCATTTCGATTGATGGTTTTTAATCCTTTATCTGTAGGTACAGGAGCTCCTACTACCATTTATGCTACTGTTTTCCTACATCTTGAGGATGTTGAATTATGTGTTCCACGTGTAGCTGGTGCTACATCACAAGGTGGTACACATTCATATGTTACGAATACAGTGAATAATTGGGAGAAGGTTGCATCACAGGCGTTGCCAACTAATATTACAGGTGATGCTTTTGACATTAATGCTGACTTGAAGGTTAGTACTATGGATAAGCCTGCTTATACTTTGGGGCCAGAACCGTTAGTACGTCGTGCTATAGGTTATATGTCACACTGTGTTAATGTAGATCCATTACAGCGTTTATGCATGTATCCTAGTGGTACATCAACTGCTACACCTAAGGATTTTGGTACTAATTATGATGAGATGGAAATTTCTTATTTGTGTGGCAAATACACTTATTGGTTTAGCACATCTGTTAATACTACTATGGCTCCTGGAGCTGTTATTGAGTACTTACCAATTACGCCATATATTTGTCCACGTAATGATGCTATTGCGCCACGTTTGGTCGAAGCTGCTCCACTGAATTGGTCACCACCTAGTGCTGTGTCTAATATCCCGTTGGTATCCTATGTTTCTATGCCCTTTAATTTCTGGGGTGGTTCTATGAAGTATAGATTTGATTTTATCACAAATAGTTTTGTTACCATGAAAGTTTGGTGTGCCATTATTTATGGAACAGCATGTCCTGACACAGTAACAACAGGTATTGAGCCAACATCTGGATTGGGTTATACGTTTGAGGTTAATGGGGATAATAAGACATTTGAAGTTGAGGTTCCTTTTGTGTCTGATACACCATGGAAGCGTGTTATGCGTAGTCAATTTGTGCAATCTGGTGTTTCACGTGTTAACACATCATATGATGACTCTATCGCTTATGATTCTTGTGTTGGACAGATCGCATTGTATGTTCTCAACCCTCTAGCAGTTCCAGCTGGATTGCCCACAGCATATCCTGTTAATGTTTTTGTGGCTGGTGGAAAGGATTTTCGGTTGAATTTTATTAGTAGATCAAATACAGCATGGATTCCATATGCACAGGGTATTGATCCTAATCCCGGAACAGATTTATCTCATTTGGGACAAACAATTATGGCTACTGATTTGGCTTGTATGTCTGAAACATATAAAAGTATTAAAGATGTGTTAAAGAGATATTGCCATGCACGTACTGCTGTAATTGAAGTTGCTGGGTATGGAGTAGATTTTGCTCAGTTTTTCCCCGTTGTTGCAACATTTAATGTAGCTGAATTGTTGATGCCATATTTCACATCTACAGGTGCAAACATTAATAATGCCAGTAATGTCATTAATTGGTATCTTGCGTTATTTAGATTTTTCCGTGGCTCATTGCGTTTTAAGATTCTTTTTGAGGTGTTTTCTGAGAGTGAGTTGGCTATTGATATGCCAGCTATAAGTGTTGACTTTGTGCCTGATCGTGTTGATCCTTTGTTGAGTGCTGATTATATTGCTTTAATGGGTGTTAATGATGAGTCACTGGGACCTGGTGGACCAATAACCGCCACTGTTCAGACAACTTACAATATGACACACCATGGACCACGAGATGTTGCATCACGTGTGGCGCCACAATGTGAGTTTGAGATACCTTATGTTGTTAAAAATCGCATATGTCCGTTACCAATGGCTGGTGTTGAGGGTAGTGTGAATATATCATGGGAGGGCCCTGCAGCACGTAGTGCAGCACGACGATGTGAGATGTCTAACCCTGGAACTATCATCATCAACTATGCGAAGATGACTAATGCTTACCGTTGTGTTACTCGCATTTTTATGAGTGTTGGTGATGATTTTAGAGCTGGTTGTCAGATTGGACAGCCATTGATCTCATATGCTGGTGGCACAGCAATACCTGCAACCACTAGCAATTTTGCTATTCCTCCTGACGTTTATACACGTTGAGAGTTGTATTATTTTATTTGACTTTGTTAAGCTTTTGGAGTCTTAGATCGAAAAGCCTTGTAGTTAGTTCTTTTATGAAATAGAAAGAGTTTTATACTTCTCATTTACAAAAGTATATCTAGATTGTGTGGATTTGTTTGCATTTCTCTAGAGCATTATATGCTATTTATTTAGTTTTATATTTAAAAGATTTTAATATAAAAGAATCTGATGTATCAGTTAAT